CTTTAAATACAGGTATTGCTACAACGCCTTCAGTCCCAGTATCAAACTGTATAAATCCTGCAGAAGAAAGGTTTACTGAAGCGGTAGTTCCAGCGCTGTTAGCAGAAGTAGCGCTTATTAATGTGCCCCCACTCCATGGAGCGTTAGGATATTGGCTTAAATAGCCTTTATATGCAGTAGATATACCTGTTATATTTTGCACTATTGTTGAAGCACGAGAAGAAACACGTCCATGTATATCGTAGTTTATAGCATCTAATGCATTTGTTGCTCCGTTACCTATTGTTGCGAGATTTAAAACATTACCAGAAACATTAAGTGTTGAACCTATACTAGCAGACTTAAGAGCGTTTGCATCAACTATTCCAGCTGGAATAGAAGCTATTTCTAATTCACCACCTGGAAAAGAGAATGTGCTAGTCGCATCTACACTTATTACTGTACCACTACCACCTACAATACCATTGCCAAACGAAGAATTTTTTATTTGTTTTTCATCTATATTTAGTACTGATAATTGATTAGTCAGAGTGTTAACTGTTATAGTTGAGCTATCAACATTTGCGGAAAGACCTTGGGTTGCATTTAATCCTATCGCACCAGAGGCATATACTGAATCTGGATTTAAATTTCTAGCAGAGATCGCATTATTAATTACATGCAATTTATAATCTGAATTATAATCTATAGTGTTTGTATCTGGCGCTGATCCAATAAACCCCCAACTTGATAATACTGAGTAATCTGTACCAGACAATTGATAGAGGTAATTATTTTCATATACTATGTCTCCTGTAGTAGCTGTCGCTAAAGCAGTTCTAGAGCTAATCGTTAACGGTGGATGTACTATATTACCTACAACGTTGCCACCAGATGTAAAACCATCACCTACCCATATACGCTTATTATCAGTTGTATAACCAAGTTCTCCTTGTTCAAGAATAACAGAAGTTCTTTGAGCTTCTGTACCTCTCCTAATTTTAAGTTTTACTATTTCAATATCTGGCATTGTTTTAAATTGTTAAGCTGTTCTCTTCCATACATACAAACCAAATGACGGTGGTGTGTTATTATGCGCCGTGCCACTACCTGTATTTGATGTAGGAAAGACGTCAGGAGTTTCTGTTGTACTTTGAATTGCATAATTTTGCGAACCACCAGAAGCATCTTTTCTAGCAGCAAAATTTGCTGTGTTATTGGTACTTGATGATATATCTTTGAAAGTTTTGTGGTTATGACTTGGTAATTCAGCTTCAGTAAGAGAGTGTTTATATTTTCCTGTTGAATCGTTACCTGCAGGGACTGCTTGAGTATTTGTACCATCATTACCTGTACCTACACCTGCAATAAATCTACCTTCTGCTTCTTGAGACCAGGTCGTTCCAGAAAATCTTACCCCGGGGTTTGTATTATCTGCAGAAAATATAACAGCTCCTACTGGGTAAAGCGCATTAATAAAACTAGCACCTAAACTACCATCAATATCGATTCCCTGTCCCGCTCTACCTATCTTTAATGAACTCTTATTACCAAAGCCATCATATACATCCTGCAACCCACTTGCAGGTATAGGCTCCCCCTTAGCATGTAGGACTCCTGTATAAGTATCACTAATATTTGTATTAGTTAATGATGTAGTTGCCATACAGTTATTTATAAGCTAAAGCCATTTATCCAATTAAATTATTATTATACCCTGAGAATTATATGCTGTTTGAACATTAGGAGCAACATCAGGTAAAACAATATTAGTTATTTTATTTTGGACGTCATAAATCTCAGAAAAACACCGGTTTATTACTCCTACGAGACTCTCTTCATTAGTATGTATAAACATGTTTTCTATATCTTCACGAACAAACTCGTCAAAATTAAGGTTATAGTTATAATCTCCTAGCTCTAATACATCTTGATTATATTGACCAGCAAATCTACCAACAATGTTGTTCTTTAACGTAAGAACATCCTGCACAACTTTTGTAATCTCGTTATTAATAGTAGAGGTCTGTATGTATTGATCCTTATTAAGGGAAAATCCCTGCTTACCGTAGTTAGTATAATTACTATGTTTAATTACTCGTTGATACGCTTTGTGGGTATTTTCATTAAAGAAATATATTCTACTATTAGTCATTAATACAATTCTATCATTACCATTAGTACTTGGGAATAAATTAAAACTGTTAACATCACTTATTAGAAGGCCGTTATCAGAAGCATCATTTGAACTTATAAGATTCCAAGAAAAATTAGCATTTTTCCAGTTTATATCTTGAAAATTCCACCTATTATTTTCTGTTGAAACTGGCTGCACATCTATTAAGCCTAGTCTAAAATTATCGAAGGTACCTATAACTTTTGAAGGTCTTGTTTTATATTTTTTGTAGATCTTCTTTGATGTTGAAAAGTACCAATAATTACTAGACACTCCCGAGAAGGTAATATCTACTATTTTATTATCACCCACTTTATCATCTAATATTACACGTTCTACTGTGCTATAATTATAATCGGTATACCTATATAGATATACTGTATGGCCTGTGGCTTCGGTTATACTTGGACCGTAAGTTAAAATATATAAAGACTTAAAATCTGGATCAAACCCCATTGCACCAAAACTTTCTTTGTTGAAATTTATAGATGCAATACGGCTTTGGTAGTTAAGCATAGTATCAAATATTTTAACTACTTTATTACCTGAATCATAAACAGCTATTTCAGAATCTGAACAGGCTAATTTTGTCGGCTGTTTAAATTTAGTTTTATTCTTACTATCTCCATGACCTCCTAGGAGTTCAATAAAATTACGTTTATACCCTAAAGAAGAATCATTATTTACAAAGCCCTCGATATCATATTTTAAAATAACATTATTAACAGTGTCAGTTAAAAACACGTTCTTTTTATTAGATGCTATTCCACCCAACTCTCCAAAAGATAATTCATTATCATCATCTTCATATTTGTTATTATTTAAAATAACATCCAGAGACGTATCACTACCTGTCATAGCAATAAAAGTACTACTTGTTATAGCAAATAGAGCAAACCTATCATTAAAATCTAGATTTAATTGTGCAGTAGATTCGATTATATCACCAAATACACTAAGCTTTGTTGAATTACTAAATGGTATAGAATTATTAAAAGTGGGGGTATTAGCAGATAATTGTTGTACGCTAAAGCTACTGTCTGATGTAGATGTTAAGCTAGCATATCTTATATCGGTAGACCATGGTAATTTATTAGAAGCGATAAAGCATCTAGAAAATATAAAATTATTATTCTCTCTAATATTGTCTAATTTAAATTTAAACAAATTATAATCAAAAGTATCATTTATAGCAAACGTGCACTCTTCGACAGTATTCGGTAGATTGATAGTTAAGTCAGAAATTACCCTATCCTTATAATCTCTTGAAAAAGCTAAATCTGTATCAAAAGTATTTTTTGAAGTAAGAACTTTTCCAGTACCTGATTCAACAGCTACATTATTTTCTACTTCAACTAACCCATAAAAATCTGCGCCTGTTAAAGTAAACAAATCCCCACTAGTGTAGAATTTTTTATATGATTTGTAATCTGTCATGAGTAATTTTTAAATTTAATATCGTTAATTTTTGTACCAACAGGTAGGATAGAAGACGCTTCTGATAAAATACTTGTACGTATTTGTGAACGTACACTTTCATCAGTAATAGATAGATCGCGTATAACTATATCTATAGAGTTACTAGAATTATGACGATCAAACTTAAAATATTTTTCGATCTGCGTCTTATTCACTCGTTGACCAGCCGGTAGGGATAATACAATATCATCAACTTTTTGTTCTAGGAGATATAGCGCATAAACAAGTGTTGTGCTTATGGCTCTATCATATACAAATAAATTTTTAACTTGCATATCTTTCGAGTAAAAATATTCTGGCTGTTTAAGATATGTAGCTAAATCAGTACCATCTTGAAATCCAGCAGATCCAACATATAGCTCATCTTTAAATATATTCTGTATTTGATATTTACCTGGTGATAAAGTTAGATTTTCATAAAGATCACCATCTAAGTATAAAGTCATATTGCCTTGAATACTATCAAATCTAAAAGTAAAGTTATGATAGCCGGTTAGTAAGGTTGTGGTATCAAAAGAAATAGTTTTAGTTAAGTAATCTTGTGAATCTAGATAATTCTGTAAAGTTAACTTAAAATCAAGACTCTTTGCATCAAGTGTTCGATTTAACGCGTTATAATTAGTAATTCTTACTCCACGGGTATTATTATCACGCTTTATAACGGCTTGATCACTATCAAATAACTGAGTTGCGCTTAATTGCGCTCCTATACCCTTTACTATAAATAAATCTTTGTTATCACCCTCGCAAAGTAATACTGGGTATTTAAATTGAGTTCCGCTTATATACTGATTTACGTAATCTATCGTTAATATAGAACCGCTTGAAAGTGGTGTATTACCTGTCGATGTTTTAGCAGAACCAATATTTGCAGATAATCCAAATACCCCTGAAGTATTATATTGGTAAAGTTTATTATCCGTCGCTATGTGAATAGTATTATCGATAATATTAATATCATTAATTACAGTAGAGGCCTTTAGGAATGATTCTGGTCCATTTCTAAAATTATGCTTTACTATATACTTATCTACTACATAAAATATAGTATCATCGTTTTCCCATCTAGTTTTAGACCCAGGTAATTTATAATCAACATTATCTCGTACTACTACATTATCATATAAACATATTTCGTTTTTATAGACATCAAACTCAGCTGCAGAAATAGTTTGCGATTCTAACGTTAGTACATCTAAACGATGAACGATACCTGCTGTATCTATAAAATCTATAAAATTATCTTCTTGATGATATCCAATATAATTAAGAATCTCAGAGGAGCACTCGAGCCTTAGTTTATTACCTTGCGCATCAACTCTATAAAATAGATTACCGTTACATGCTATAATAAACTCATCTAAAGCACCTCTTTTAAATACTTCTTTAATCTTACGTATAAAGGTTACTTTATTTAATAATGTATAGTCGCTATTATAAATGTATAACACGTTACCACTTACAACATGAAGAAAGGGTGTAGATGTTTGATCTTGAAATAATCCAAAACCAGCATTAGTGTTATTACCAAGTAATTGATAACCATATTGTAAATTTGGATCAATCCATAAATCTAAAGATAGTGTAAAGGATTTTGATTTATTAATACTCTCATAAACACTTAATTTAGAATAAAACGTTCCATCAAAATTAAATGCATTATCATCACAAGAATAGCATATATTTTGAACTTCTCCTCCTACTGTCTTTGATATATAGTAGTTACTAAAGGTGGACATAAGAGGGGATGATGACTGAACTATATCGCTAATAGTATCTGTACCAACTCGTTCGTACTTTAAATCTACATTAGGAGTAATAGCAGCATCACTCTTCTTATCAAAAAACTTCTCCTTAACTAATATCTCGTTTATTGTACCAAGTTCAATACTATCTACACTATCAATGAACGATGGTGTAAATAAGGCTGTACCTGATAGAGCTTCTAATTTAGTTATTTTATCCGGATAGTAATACCTATCAACCCATACACCTTGTTGTGATAAATTACCTGCTGAAAGCCACGTGCATAGATATCTACCATTATTATACTGATCACTATGCGATCTTTTAACATATAATTTATCTGCTAAAATAGGGGATGGTCCAGCGAAAGCGCCATTTGCGGCAAATGTTGAATCATTTACATTAAGACGTTCATAAGGGTATATCGATGATGGCGCAGTGAAAAACGTATCAGAGCCATTTTTAATTGATATGTCCTTATCATAAAAAACGTAATTTAATTGTAATTTTTCAGTACCTCTTTCTTGCTCGTTACCAGAATGGAGTGTATTATAATCCCTATAATCAAAACTAGGAATACCAAAGGGCGTATCAAACATATTTGAACCTCGTTTAATAAAGTTATATTCGGACCTATTATTATCAAGGGTAAGGTAATTTAAATCTAGTTTATCAGAAGATATTGTATTATAATTAGTATGTAGTAAGTATTGGCCTTTATTGTCGTAGCTACTATTTGAAGTATCAATTATAAGCCTATCTCTATCATCATTATTATAGGATATAAAGGAGTTATTAATATTAGAAGGTACAACATCGTTACTATAATCAATAAAAATTAAATTATTAGTGTTTCTATTTAAACTACTACTAACCATTTGGGTAAATGTCAACGCGTTACCACTTAACGTTAGAACTTTAAGTTCATCGTTAATAAATTTATAGATCTGTAAATACCCATTATTATCGATATTATATCTAAAGGTATCTAACCTTTCACTTGTAACAAGGGAAATATCTTCATCATAATTATAAAAGACAACACTGTTTGAGCTAGTATCATAATTTAAGAAATAATCTGATCTACCATTATTATGTTTAATACGTAGTAATCTACTATCTACAACTTCTAATTCAAAGTTGTAATTATTTGCAAACGCGTTTACATCTGTTAAAGTCTTTACCCCTACAGGCTTTTGTATATCTGTTGCTGACACAGAGTTTGTATCAAATATATATACGTATTCAAGGTCTTTATCTGTACCTCTATAAAAAGCTAATTTCGTGGTAACCGTTTGCAAGTTATTCGAATTTAAAGAAGATAGCTCAATAAAATTAGATAGTAAATTCTTATCAGATAGATATAACGAAGAATAGTTATTAATTCGCGTATCTAAAGCTCCAGATAGAGCATGTATGCTTGTAACGTTAAACTGCTGTTCTAAATTAGATTTAGTCTGTTTAAACGTAACAAATCTATCCGAATAGGTTGCTTCTGGGAAAGCTATAGAGCTAACTGATTTATGTAATGTCGTTGCCACTACATATATTTAATACACCATACTATTTTTGTAAGTATGTAATATATGTTTGTTTGTTAAATTTACTCTGCAAATTGGCTATGGTGTTAGAAGTAGATAGCGAATTCATTTGAGTGTTGTTAATAGCAAACTTTTTAATATTATCATAATAGGACTCACTAACTAGAGTTAATGGATAGTAGATATCTACATAAACTCCATTAGAGTAGTAAATTAATAGCTGAGCTGTTAGCGAAGTAAAATTTGTTGCTGGGTTTAAAGAGAGTGTATGATTGTAATCAGTCATTACACTACCCCCTAACTTACCGTAGAGGATCTCATCAAATATTGATTTCTCTTTATAGTTATAAACTAAATCTTTCTTGTAATTTTCTATAGTAGAATCACCCCAGTTTATTTCTAAAGATATAACATCATTAACTTCTTCATTTACACCAGTCAGGTTAAACTGCAATGTCGAATCTCCTTTGAGATATAGCTCTTGTTTTGTTAAAGTAGTATTACTATAAATTGAACTTAAATTGACGTATACAGTATTCATGCTGATAATATAAAGTTGTTTGTGTTAAAGCTTCCGGAGTTAGCGCTGATTTCTGCAAATAATGACTGACGTCCAAAGGTAGACGAACGAATTAGACTATTCGTAGTATCATATCTAGATAAATTACTTATAACCAGTTTATTATTTTCTATAGTAAATTCAATATCAAAGAAGTGCGCTAATTCATTTATATCACTAACAATGTATGTTAACTTGAATAAATTATTTACACTGTTAAACGTTAAGTATGGGGTGACGATTTCCTCTGGTGTAAAGTTATTATTATCAGCGCCGGAAACACTAACTTGGAATGTTGTTATTATATCTGCAGTTACGCTAGCAGGAAATACCTTCTCACTAGTATTGTTACTTAAATTATATTCATATATACTCGGTATAACTGACCAGTAATTTTTAGCATTATCCCCAGTTACCGCAGTAAACTTAGTAAAGTAGGCTTTATTAGATCTCTCTACAAATAGTCTATTTGAAAATCTTTCTAACTTATTAGCAGAATTAATAGAGAATAATGTGTTGTTATTGTTTGAAATAATAAACTCACTACCATTGTAATTTATAACATCGATTACTAAGTTGTTAGGAGTTTCGATAAATATATTATCACCTATAATATCAAAATCTATAGCGCTGTTAAAGATATCATATTGAACTGAATTACTATACTTACTAAAAGTCAACTCTAATGCAGATTGTAGCGGTGAAGATGTAGAGAAGCTTTGATTTTTTACATACAATGCACCCTCTAAACTTCTACGCTCTTCCTTAGTAAGTAGATTACCTGTAGATGAGATTGCTAACGTAGTAGTTGCACGTGAGTCTACACTATCAATATAACGATATTCCTTTTCATAGTTAAAGTCGTTGTTAAGAGATAAATCATCCGCAAAATAACCGCAATCGTAATAACGGTAAGTAAAATCTGTAGCAGATAGGTAATTCTTAATGTCAGTTAGAAAGTTAAACTCAACTTCACCTGTAATAATTGCTAGTTCTAATTCTGAAGTTATTGTACTTAACGGAGTTTGATCTGTAGTTACTGATACTTCGACTGGGAATGTTGCATCAGCGTAAACTGAGTAATAATAGTTACGAGGACCTGGGAATCGAGGATCCCACCCATCAAACGGAGCAGGTAGCGGCGCGCCATCGAGAAAGGTAAAGGCACCTCCATCTCTATATACAGGAAGTATATTCCTTACAGTTTCTGCTAATTCTTGATAAGGAAAAAATTCTCTAAAGTATAAAGTATAAAAATCAGTTAATCCAGCATATCCATTAGTATTAGCAGAAAGACCAGATCTTATAGTTGTACCGTTTTTAGATGCTAAAGAATAATCAAAATTATAACCATCATATTTATCATAAAAAGTGTGACCATTAAGTATCAAGTTTAGGATATTAGCGTCTGCAGGCGCCACCCGAGCTTTTGGTAAGCTAGGCTTGAATAACGCATACTCATTACCATAGGAATCAAATTGATATTTTGATATAGCACCTTCATTATACAAATCAGAGAAATTAAGCTTTTCACTAATTGTGTTCAAATTTTGTAATTCAGAGGTCGCGCGCTCTTTAGTAGTATAAGATTCAAACGTGCTAGCTTTATTATCTATAAAAGGATCACCCGCTGCTAATCCACTCGAAACGTTTCTAGAATTTCTTCTATTGTCGATTCTAAATTGGACAGGGTATGCACTTTGTGGGTTAGTTGATACGTTTCCGTATAAGTTAGGGTCTGGGAAAACGTAAAAGAAGTCTTTTTCTAAGTTATCCCTATCTAAAGAATAACTATAATTATCAGCATTAAGTTTAAATAGACCTATATCATCAGGTTCGAAGAATAGCCCTACATCTCTTAATAATTTAGCCTCGTTACTAGGTATTGTAGCAGTATCAGCAGTCTGTAAATTAAGTAGGTTGTTGGTCGGATTTGCTGATTGAATTAATAATCCAGAAGCAGCTGGGGTTACAGAAGTATTTAAAAAGTATATATCTGTACCAACATACTTACTAAGTAACTGACGTTTGAGTCTATAAACATCTGATATAGTTAGACCACCTTTAGTCTCACTGTTAAACAGTTCGGCTAGTGGATTATCAGGATCGCAAATAGCATCAAACGTGTCTGCTGTTATAGCTGGTGGGTTAATTTTAAATGCTTCTATTCCGGATAAAAAGCTTGATGTAGTTAACGCTTGTATACCTAAAGGGTCTAGATAATACTTTGTGTCAATATCATTTATGTTACTAGAATATATCTCGTCTCGTATTGTATCTTTACCTGTTGGTGTTCTAGGAAGATCGAAATAACTTCCATACACATCAATATACTCCTCTATATTAATGCCTAGTTTAGCAGTAACACTATCTATGTTATAAGTTTTAGCGTTTAAGGTATCCTCAGCAGTTAATATATAGTTATATATGTTATCAAAAATAGCTTTTTCAACTCCTGTAGTACTACCTTTAAGTTTATTTCTTTCGATTACATACTTACCTTCGTCACGTCTCTTTTTATAAAATAGAGCAACCTCTTTCAGTTTATTGGCAAAGAACGGAATTGCAATATCTAAGTCTGCGGGATCCGTAAAGTCAATTTTTTGTAAGAACCTTTTCTCGTTCTCAGTAGTATAACTAATTACTATTTCTTCTATAAACTGTCTATAATAATCTTTAAAGAGGTTATTTTGTTCTGTTTTAGATCCTGCTTTTAAAGAGTAATACTTTTTAAGGTAAGCAGTATAAAAGGAGCTATATTCTTCTGGAGTATAATCAATTTTAGTATATTGAATAAAATCAAGAAAGGAGAAAGGTGATACAGTATCTTTTGCATCATCAGTTTCTGCATTAGTTATAGAGTAATTAACTTTTACTTCTCTGTAATTTTCTTCAACCATATGTTTATTAAGTTATTAAAATAGATCCAACCCATCATATAAGGCATTAGCGAAGATGTTTGATACTATACCATTATCTTGCGTCCAGTCACTGTATGATGACATGTTATGGGTTATTGTTGTGTTACCGTCACTGAAGTTTATAATTGATCCAGTAATATCACCAGTTAGCTCTTTTTGGTAATAGAAGTTGTATATATCAAATATACTTCTACCGCCGCCAGATAAAATAGGCCAGCCCCAGGAGGCATCAAAAGCACTTAAAATGTAATACTTATTTGCAGTACCTGAACTTGATAGCATTGATCCAGTGGACGAGCTATAGAATATACCAGGCTCTGTGAACATCGGTGGGCTCTGTGAAGCAGCAAGGGGTAAGTTAGTGTTAAGAGCTACATATGTACCGCTGTACTTTTCGAATCCAACAATTATATCACCCGGGACTACCTTACTAGTTATTGTAAGAGCATCACCTAAATTTTGGCCATACACCTCACTCTCTCTATAACCGAAGGTATTATAGTCTTTATTGTTTAAATTTTTATAACCAAATAATTTACTCTTACTAATAGATAGTAAATCAACCAATCGTTTAAGTTTTGGAGGAAAGGAATATTTAGGTATTGAAGGTAAGTCTATAGTCTCAAGTAAAGAGGCTAGCTGCTCAACATTTGCTGTATCAATAACACTATTATTATCTAAGAAATTTTGTATTTTTTCGTATGTACTCTTACCAATACTATTTTGAGCAGAGCTAAGATCTCCAAATATGCTACCTAAGAAATCGTTCATAAGTATCGGGGCATCTGTAAATAAAGGTTGCTGTACTACTTCTGCAAATGTATTTTTAAAGTCTATATCTTCGTTTTGTTTAGCAACTACATAATAACTACTTGGATGTATTGTAAACGTATTACTAGCTCCGGATAATGTAGCTGAATTGTATACTGTATAAGCAGAAAGATATACATTGGTTAAATCCGCATCATTAGTAGTAGTAAAGTAACCTTTAAAGAAACTACCTCTATCTAAAGTTGATAGTTCTTGAAAATTAGAAGTAAATGTAGCGTTGTAATCTATAGTACCGTCAGTTAAAACAATATTAAGAGCTGGTGATGATGGTACTGCGCTAAGTAATGGTAAATTTTTAATAGTGTTAAAGTTACTATCTTTAACCTTAACTACAAAAGCTATTTTAGTATTAGCAAATTTACTACTGTTAATATTAAAGCTGGTAATAGCTGAACCTTCACCGTCTATACCATTAGAAGTTATAGATAGCGAATTATAATCTACATTGGCAGAAAGAGATGTTGATAAAGCATAACTAGTTGTATTAGTATTAGTAAATATATCCCCAGTTTGATAACCAAATATTAAATTATAATCTTCTAGATAATCACTCTTAAAGTAAATATCACCAGTACCTGATAATCCCGCAAATACACCAGCAGGGTCAGTTGATGTAGTATGCACTAAGTTATTATTACTATCTAGTTTAACATATATGTTTGTATCAACTGTTGTTACGTTATCAACCTCAACCGACTCAACAACGTTATTTGTTGTTAGGTATTGATAAAAGGATGTATATGGATATAGATGACCGTAAGTATTGTTAATAAGATCTCTCGAAAAGTAATCTCTATCTATACCATTACTACCAGAAGCATATGGTGTAATTGTAGGTAAGCCACTCTCTACAGATTTGTAGGAATTAAATCGTGTAATCTCGATAGCGGGACCAGTTAAAGCGCTTTCTGTTCCAGTTAAGGTATTATTAACGCTAGATATTAAAAGCTTATCTTCTATATAATCTGATATATTAACCTTAACGCTATATGTGTCAAAATAGCCTGTACCCTCCCCATCATATAAATAACATGTAACTTTATATCTACCTGGTGTAGTATATGCATGAGTCGCAGTTACTGTCTCAGTAGTAGTACCGTCACCAAAATCCCAAACAACGCGCTTATTACTTATAAAGTCTTCAATACCATCAGTTAAATTAGGTATAAATGTAAGCGGTGTGATAGGAAGCGCATAACTAGAGTAGGATTCTTGCCCAGTATAATTCTTTACGTAAAAGAAGTTATATAAAAGATCAAACTCACCAGAGCTGTCTAACTGTAATGCACTTAGAGACATATACCTTTATTTAATATCAAAGCCTCTGTATTGCAATTTTACTTGGGATATTTGATATTTCGTAAAAGTAAGCAAATTCATAATCTTCAAGATTATAGTCTTGTGTTTGAATTAGATTATCTTCTAATCTATAATCTGGATTCCAAACTATAAAGCTTAAGTTTGGTGTAACGTTATCACCATTTACCGTGTCAATACTAATAACACCATCAATATTGAGTATATCTCTAGATATATTACCTGTTTCAACATTACCCCCTAACTGTATAAGATTAAAATACTTTTTAAATATATTAAGAACCTTCGTTCTTATAGAGCTACTACTCGCTGCAATGTTCTGATCGACACTTAAACGTATAAACGAGTTATTAACTATACCATCTAGTGTATCTGGATCTGTTTGAATTGCAGAGCTGCCCACTCCAAAGCTAATTGCTTTAAATATAGGATCTGCTACTACTACATTATGCGTTACGTCTTTCTTGTCTATACAGAAATTACTAATTATTTGCTTCTGTGCAGGATTTAAGAAGTTAGGTAACTGCTCGTTTATAACTGGTTGATTAGAAGGTACTGTATAAACATAAACGTTATTAAAATTAGTTGATGTAGAGAATCCTACTTGACTTAATAATACTCGACCATCATCATTAGGTTGATCTAAGCCTATTCTATTGAAATACCGCAAATATTGACCAGTGTAATCGTTGTTATCGAGTACCTTTACATCTTTAGTTATATTATTAAAATTACGGTTAATTTGAGTCTCGTAATCTGTCTTTGAAACTAACCTGTTTTGAGTAGAAAAGATCTTAGGTGCATTATCGCGTATTTGATCAACTGTTTCAGCTAGCTTAATGGGAGTTGATTGAAATTGATTGGATATAAGTACGGTATCTTTATTAGATGTATTTATAAGATTTAAATCATCGTTATAAATGTAATTAGATATTTCACTAAACGCTGGTGATGTATATAAATTAAAAGTACTGCTAGTTATAGCATTAGGGCTAGCTAAAGCGATTTCATTATTAGAAGTAATGTAAAATATTAAAACAGTATCATTCGGGTTTAGCTGTCTACCGTTACTATTATTACCGAATCGGAAATCATAGTTTCCATTTTCGTTAAACTTCTTTTCATAAGAGGTAGCAGTTGGAGACTCTAAGAATAACGAAACTGTCTCAGACCATTCAGTCCAGATACTAGTATCAACATCTTTAACAAACACTTTAAATGAATTATCAGATATAAACTGTTGATCATTAACTGTTCTTGTAACTTTAACAACTTGTTGTGTAGTAAATGTATCTACTAAAGTAATACTTTCATATGGCTCACCAATTGAACTAAAACTAGCTTCTGTTATTGCTCCTTGATATAAAGTATTATTACTTACAGATACTGGCTCTCTTACTGTATCTGCTATCTTTTGAAATGTTATATCATCTAAAGTTGAATATGTAAATCCGTTAACATCTACTGAAGAAAAGCGAGGAACAGTATAAACATTAGCATTTAAATTACGAGCAGATAAACTAAAGTTAAGTAGAGATGTTTGATCTCCTTGAGGCTTGTAACCAATATTAGAAACAAGCTTACTCATATTATCATATATGGTAGCAGTATTAAATGTTGATTCGTTAGATGTAGTATTAAGCTGGAACAATAATACATGGTACATATAAGAAACTACATCAATAAAAGCACTGAAGTTAGAACCTTCAAAATTTTGATCTGTGAATGTTTCGTTCTCGTTTAGCCTATCTATGATTAACGACTTAAGACTAGTCGCGTCAAAGCTAAGATAAGCATTTTTTGGTAATTTATAATCTGTGAAATTTTCTAAGCTCATACTACTACGTATCCTTCCTTATTTAATGTTGCGTTTAATGATAAATTGTAAATATTTAAATCTGGTATCGAAAAGCCAATTGATATACGGTATTCGTTCTCATCGGGTATACCCTCAATATCTATATCGTTAAGATCAACTCTAGGCTCTTGAACTCCAAGGCTATTGTATATATCTAAACCTATAAAGTAAGAAGTTGTATTAGTAACAGTTTCGAACAAATAACTTCTAAGATCTAACCCGATGGTAGGGTTAAGTAACTTCTGTCCAGGTGTGGTTGTAAGTATATTCTTAACTGAATTAAGAATAGCAGAACCATCTTGTAATTCAGATAGATCATTTGGTTCTGTTTTTGAATATAATTCTTTTTTAGTATATCGATCGAATGAAAGATCTAAATCTATATCTTTATACAGATAACCATTCTCTAGAGAGTTTACCTCAGTAGTAGATTGCTTTAAGTTATCTAAGCGTATAGCCATTTATATTATTTAATCATGTATGCTGTTACGCATAATTAATCTTACCACTTCTTACAGCTCCAGTAACCAGCAGAAAACTTATCTTTCTTTTGATCACACTTATGACGAGCTCTAAATGACTTACGGCGCTTTGGATTACTCTTTTTGATCTTCATGTTAGGGTCACCATAACGAACAATCTTCTCTTTACCATTCTTACAAGCCTTAACTACAAACTTCTTAGAGCCACCTGAAGTACGTCGTGGTGAATTACACTTCATTCGATCTTTATCGATCTTACCTTCAGCATCCTCTTCGTTATGCTCATCATCTTCATTAGGATTCTTGTAAGTAGGGTCTGAACGATACTTAGGACCCCCGTCACCATCAGCATCTGCATCACCAGATTTTAAAGAACCTCTACTTGTATAATGTTTTCCTTTTGGAGCTTCTTTAGCCTCTTTAAGTAATCTTTCAACTAATTCGTCAAATTGCATATTAATATTTATAGGGCAGCATAAATATTAATATGCCAAAACAACATAATAATTTTAAAAATGATATAGAGAAGCTACATGAAGCTTATAATAATATCAATAAAGCTAATAACGAGGAGGTCCTAGAAGAATCCATTGATGCTTCTAACCCAGTCGAAGACGGTACACCCGCTTATAAAGGTGGTAACGTTGAGCACGATTGAGCATCGCACATTAAAGCTCCTCTGTTTGGGGAGTCAATTAAGAAGATCCTTCACCACAATCTCACTGAAGATGGTATAGTAGAAGAGTACTATGTAGAGCACAATGGCAAACTTGTCGGTGTTGTTGCAGAGAGTGCAGAAGTTGTAATGCTTCAAGAGCATGATGAAGAGGTTCCTGAAAAGGCACATAAATATACTGTTATTGAAAATGACGAGGAAGATAGCATTCAACCAATGGAATATAGGCAACCAGAAGGTGATCTTATCAAGACTGTTAAGAGTGATGGTATAGTTAAGAAGTGTTATCAGCATCCAGAGGGTCGCGAATGGGCTGTTGAATCTGATAGACCAATTGATTTTAACCAGGAAGGTAGCTGGACATGGGATGAGGATGGTGAAGCAGGGACATTTACTGAAGGTAGAAGTCCTAAGCATAGCGCTCGTCCAAAGCTTCAAGGTGTAAAGGTTTACAGATAATTAAGGATAAAGCTCATTTGTAGCATAAATATAAGTATGGCTAGAGAAAAGAAATTTGTACCTCTGTTTGAAGAGTACATGAGTCGCTACGAACGTGGGGGATTCTTAGTTGGTGATGTCTTTAAGTTTAATGATAACTTTAAAAGCGAAGAAGCTTATAAAGCGTTAGGTGATAACGTTAAGGGTGTTATTGATCAGATGATTGATTCTGGTTTACATATTAGAGTTACTAATATTAAGAACGAAGACCCTACTAGATTTCCTGGTAGTAATCAAAACTCTCAACTCGAGCCATTCTTAGAGATAAGCTTAGATACAGGTGGAGGTAGATATACACATAAAGTATCTATTCCATGTTGTTGTGGTGAGCCTGTCAAGTACGCTCCAAATTTACTTCCAATACCTGACGCTATGCGTCGTAAGGATAATGTAAACATTAAGCCTAAAGAAGTTGAAGAAGATGAAGAGAATCTATCTAATAAGACAGATAAAGGTAATGGTGAATTAAGTCAGACAGCATTAAAACTGCCTACTGATAACACAACATTACCTAACGCTACTCAAGCACACACTGTAAATTACTTACAAGGGTTGAAGTAAGATCAATAACCTNTTATAAAGAAAGAGGAGCTNNAGCTCCTCTTTTTTATTGTGNACGTTCAAGATTGACTAAGCACGCAAATGCATTAATTTCTTTATCTACTACGAATGCGCTTTTATAGAGATGATCAGCAATAATGGCTATCATCTCTTTCTTTTTCATATCTGCTATATTCTGATTGTAAAGGTAGTCAAGAAAGTTAGCTAGTAACGTATCATAATCACCTTGGAATCTATCCTCATTTTCGATAAGATACTTACGTAAACCTAACGAGTCTTTTTGTACCCCTTCGAATATTTTTTGAAGTAACTCGCTGTCACTCCCGTTACTATCAATGCAAAGCTCACTATCAATAACCGACTTTTGCAGCTCATTGATAGTTTTTCTGAGGTCAGGGAAGTACCTTTTAACCAGCATGACAAATTTTTTCTTTTGCTCATCACTTATATTTATGTTTTCTTGTTGTAGTATATTGTAACATCTTTTAACAGCTTGATCAATTACAGGTTTAAGATCTAATGATTGACATCTAGACTGTAACGCAGGTATAATCTTATGCTTGTAGTTAGCAGTAAGAATAAACCGACAGTACTTAGCGTACGTCTCCATAGTATTACGAAGCGCAGCCTGTGCCTGAGAGGTTAGCCCGTCAGCCTCATCTAGAATTACTACTTTTATACCCCCATCGAAGGACTTAGTCTGAGCGAAGTTAGTAATGTTATGACGTATAACATCGATACCAGATTCGTCAGAGGCATTAATATAAAGGTAATTACAACCCAACACTTCATTAACTAGAATACGAGCTAGCGTTGTCTTACCGGTGCCTGGACTACCAACGAACAGCAAGTTAGGTATCTCACCTTTAAACTGCTTGACTACTCTTAATGACTTATCATCAAGAATAAGATCTTCTAGCTTATGCGGCCTATACTTCTCAACCCAAATCTTATCAAACTCAACCATAACTTACTTACCTGAACTACCGAAGCCTTTCTCGCCTCGCTCTGAGTCAACCACATCACCTTCAGTCACGATTACATCATGATTAGTATAAACTACAAACTGAGCTATCCGATCACCAGCCTTACCTTCGTAATCTGTACTAGTAAGGTTATAAAGCTTAATACCAGCATCACCTCTATAACCACTATCAATGATACCTGGATGAGGCATAATACCATGCTTAAAGCCAAGCCCAGAACGACCTTCAATCTTTACCCAATAGCCTGGCTGAATAAAAGCAAACTTAAGACCAACTCCGACTACTGCTGATCCACCTGCCGGCACTGTAAAGTCCTCAATACAAGTAACATCCATACCTGTATCACTATCATGATTCTTCCCAGGTAGTACAGCATCTACATGGGTCTTTTCAAATTGTAGTAACATATATACATATTATAACTAAATTACTATCGAAATCAATAGTTAAGATTAAATAAGTGTGTGAGTAACGAAATCGATACTGCAGTTAATGACATTTTAACTCAAATTAAGAGTCATAATAAAGATACAACTGAAATCAAAAAGGTTGCTGATGAGATTGACCTTGATAATCTTGAGGAATTTCTTGTTAAGAAAACCAGTTCTCTTATCAACAGTTCAGTTGATATGGTTGATGATGTAAAAGAATATATAGCCTCCGCTCCGGAGAATAGAGATGTTGCTTCTTTAGCAGAGCTTATTAAAGCTTCATCATCTGCTATTGACACTCTTAGTAAGCTTCACACAGCTAAAGAGCAGAATAAGAATAGAGTTGAGATAAAGCAAATGGATATTGAATCTAAAGAAAAGCTTAACATTATGGACAATCAAACTAAAGTCCTTATGACAAGAGACGATGTCATGAAAGCTTTAACAGGTGATGAAGATACTATAATTGATATTGATTAGCTGTTTAATCTCATGAAACCGGAGTCATCTATGTCTGAGAAGCCATTTTCATCCATAGTAGTAATAAATAAAACATTACCGTTTGCATCTTTCTGTACTGTAGGTCTCGGCCTTTCACCCTTCGATAATTTACCATCACCATCTTTATCATAAACTTCAACCAAAAGATCCGCGGTTGATTTTTCATCTTTTCTAGACTCTACTTTCAACCGGGCGAAATAGTCAGCCTCCCAAGCTTTATACTCTTCAGGATTGTCGACGGGATCCGGCATCGGCGCCATTTCAGACATTACCCTACTCGGCGACTTGGAGCCATTCTCTGAAAGCTCGTCGCCAGGTAAAGGTGGTATATATCCTTCTGAACCAGGCATGGTACCTAAAGCAGGTAACATCGACCCACCAGCTCCACCCAAATCTTCTCCGGACAGCTCTCCATCATCCTCCGGACCAAACAAATCAAATACAGCGTTTAGTATTCTTACTGTAATAGGGTTACCCCGTTTAACACCATTAGGCTCGAATGTAACCTGCGTGCCATTGTATTGCTGTTGTTGAGCTGTAGCTGGTACACTTGTATTATCTTTATATGGATTATATCTATATGCTCCTTCAAACCTTTCAAAGCAACCACCAAGGGTTTGTTTAGCTTTAAGTAATATAGTATTACCTAAGTTAGTATAATCAGTGTACGACTTTAAATCTGGTGTGTATCTATATATCTTATTGGTACCTCTCATAGTACCACTAGCGTTTGCTAAGCTTGTTAATTCGTTTAGATTCTTCTTACCTGCCACGACCGCCTCTATGTTTGATCTAGCAGACTTAATATTTTGGGTAAGTTCTAATGCCGCATCACCGAATATAGCAGGTAATTTTTTAGTAACAGCTTCATCTAATCCGTTAGCTATATTTACAAAAGTTGCTGATAAATCACCAACACCAAAGGAATTACTACCATTCTTAGTAGAAGCTACTTGTGCCATTCTAGCTACACTGTCAGATGTTTCTGCAAATAAGTTACATGGAGAGTTAAGACAATCCTTTAACGCGTCTTCAAAAGCATTACTTTCAAAACTCTGCTGTATTTTTTTGATTTGAGTACCCCATACCTTAGGGTTAGATAACATCTTATCTCTATAGAACTCCTTTGTAGACATATCAAACAAGTAGCCACTTAATATAAGAGTGTCTGTAAATGTATTAGCAGCGGTTACGTCGCCATTAATAGCTTGATTAAAACCTACGGCTAGGTCTATATCCGGAGCTAGCTCAGGATCATCTACAAAATCACAATATGGGGTAGCGTACTTAATATAAGCTTTACTAATCGCTATACCGAATAATTTTTCATGTAAGTTGTTTCCGTATATTACCATAATATTTTTTTCTAATTGCGGCTCTCATCACCCGGTAAGTTTGGATTTACAGGTATGGGCCCCACACTCGGCTCAGTCGGGGTTGCTCCGATGAGGTCGGGAAGTGGGTCACCAAGAAGTGGTCCGTTATTCGTCGGAGTGACGGGTCTTAATACACTATCATCTCCTAGGAGGGGTGGTGAGGTAAGATTACCAGGTTCCGGGACTGATGGCTTTGCTTGTTCGACCACATTACGTGGGGTCTTTTCATTACCATCTGCTAGAAAACGAACAGCTTTTATTTCATTTCGGTAATTACCATTTTCGAATTTATGCTTTACTTCTATCACATACCATAACTCTTCTGCCCGGTTAGTGCACATATCACCTTTAATGGTAATAAATTTACCAGGTTTTCTATATAGCTTGCCTTTTACGTTAAGTACAATTGTTTCATTTAAATAAATAAAACTCTTATATATTATATTTCTTAAATTAGCTTTTACAAGTCGTTCACCTTTTTGATTTTTTCCTGCAATATTAAATATTTTAAATAATTTTGCTTCTTCATATGGAATAGATGGTAAGTTACTACTATTACCAGCCAGAACATTCTGCTCAAAATCGTTAGCTAACTCGTTAAATTGAATAGGTTCGACTTTTTGTGTAGCTATATTAGAATTAATTATTTCATATGTTCCCCATGTTGTTTGTCTTAAATTGTTTATATCAGGCTGTATCAAATCGTACTGTTCTACGCTATTATGAATAGAGGAATTTGTAGAGTTGGTACTATCAGTAGGTGCTATAGCAAATTCCTCCATATAAACATCATCATAGGTAATATTAGTTATATTAAAATAATTATCAGTTTTATAAACATCTATAAACTCAATATGTTTTTTAGTTAAAAGCTCGCCAAGTGTTAATTTACGAATTGAAATAGCTCCTGGTCCAAATCCTTCTTCTTGCGTCCGTTCTCTTGCAACAGTTTTTAATAAAGGTAGAGATGCCCTCTTTTCATCTACTGGTTTGTTCTGATTCTCGATGGTTCTGGGGTTAAATCTATTGTCGAAAGTGAGATGGTTAACCCCGTCTTGTATTATAGCATATATGCTTTTACTTGATGAAGCTTCTTTATCTTGAAAAATATTAAGGCTTAGAAGGTTGTAACTGGACTTTTTATCTAATTCTTCCACTTCCTCTGCTATTTCTGCCCTACCTTCTGTAGCAATATTTAATGTATCTACTATTAATTTACTAAAGCTCGTCTTTTTAACGTCCTCATTAGGTTTCTGTATGTCTAAAAAAATCTCCCAACTAATTTTTTTAAGTAACGCAGTTATATCTTCTTCAAAATCTAGCGTCTGCTTTACATCTACAGCGTTTGCTACTAAAGAT